GCTTATTAATAGGTCTTTAACAATGAATAATTATTAGCGTAGTGTATAATTAATTAAAGAAAAGCAATAAAATGTATGCAGAAAAAATAGACTATTCTATGATTTTCTATTATTGGACAAAGTATATAATTTATCTGATGAAATACTTGGCTCTAAAATTAAAGATTTGTTAAAGGCAGCTTAAAATGTTAGGAATAAGAAATTACTTTAAATTGGTCTTGACAAGTGAGGACATTTTCTACATCTCTTTCAATCTTGCTTTTAGTCCAAGCTATAAAATCGTTAACTGCATTTTGAACTGCATTTTGAATAATTGAGACTTTAGCTTCATCTTTTTTGTTTATATAGTAGGTAAAATTGATATCGTACTTAACAACGGTTGGTGCTGATACTATCACTTGGTCTGTTAGTGGTCTTTCTGGGTCTATCAGGCTATATTTCCATCTATCACAAGAAACAAAGATTTCAAACTTGTTGTAATATCAACTCCAAGAGCGAAAAGTGATATTTTTGGTCATCTTTGGCAAATGTCAGAAAATAATGATTTATGGTTTAGACAAAAATTAACAATATTTGATGCAGTAGAGCAGGGCTTGAATATAGATATAGAAGAGCTTAAAAAGGGCGTTCCAAATCAGGATATTTGGATGCAGGAATATATGTGTGAGTTTATGGATGAAGAAAGTGTTTTACTTCCTTATGAAATTTTGCACTCTTGCACCTTAGAAGGTATAGAAGCAGATATAAAAGAGCTTACAGGAGATATTTATCTTGGCGTTGATATTGCAAGAAGACATGATTTGACAGTTATATCTATTCTTGAAAAAGTAGCTGGAAGATACTACTTAAGAAAGCAGGAAATACTTAGAAAGCTACCATTTTCAGAGCAGTTTAAAATCATAGACCATCTTAGCCATTACGCACGCAAAATTGCAATAGATGAAACAGGCATCGGAATGCAGATAGCAGAAGAGCTTGTCAAGAAATGGGGAGATGTTAAAGTCGTTCCTGTTTATTTTACAAATAAAGTTAAAGATGAATTAGCAAGCAGAGTTAAAGCAGTATTTCAAGACAAGATTATATCTATTCCACCAGACAAAGACTTAATAGAAGATTTACACTCTGTGAAAAAGACACTTACAAAAGCTGGAAATATTAGATACGAAGGAGAAACTGAAGATTCACACGCAGACAGATTTTGGAGCTTGGCTTTGGCACTTCATGCAGCAAATCAAGAAGACATAAAAGAGATTACACCTATCTATTTTACAAGCCAAAACAAAGGAGAAATGAAATATGGATTTAAAGCGATGGATTAAAAAGCTATTTAATAATGAAGAACTGCGAAATCAAATACCAACTACACGTATATCAATAGAACCTGCTAAAGTATTTACTCCAAGAACGTTAGAAGCTAAGTTTAGATTTTTAAATCCAAGATACCCAAGAGAATGGCTACAGATAATAGAAAAAGCAGTCGTAGCCAATCCGATATTATCTCAAACGCATAATCTAATAATCACACTTGCAAACACGGGGCATACTGTAAAAGTGCAAGGACAAGATGAAGAGAAGGCATTACAAGAATTAGAAGAGTTAGCATTTGTTTTAAACACAGACCATCTAATCAATCAACTTATAGCACAGATAAACATCTCTGGAGCTTTATCTGCTGAGATTGTCGTAGATAAGAACCTAACAGGGATAAAAAAGATAGCATTAGTTCCAGCCTATTACATATGGTTTGATTACAATCCAGAAACAGACGAATATGAGCCATATCAATGGGTTGGTATAGAAAACCCAATAAAGTTAAATCCTTACACATATAAATACATGCCACTTTTAACACTTGATGGTTCACCGTATGCAATACCGCCATTTTTAGCATCTCTTTCTACTATTGAAACAGTAGAAGAGCTTTTATCTGAACTAAAAGGACTTGCTAAAAAGCTTGGACTTGTTGGATTTTTAGATGTGAAATTTCCACAGCTACCAAAAGCACCAAACGAGACAGAAAAAGAATATCAAGATAGAGCAAGACAGTTTTTAGAAAATTTTGGACAAGATGTAGCTGAGAATATGTCAAAAGGTGTATTTTTGCATTTTGAAGGAACAGAAGCAAAATTTGAAGAGATTACAGGCAACGCATCAGGTATAAAAGAGATAATAGAGCTGTTAGAACGTTGGACTATCGAAGGAGCAAAAGCACAGCCAAGCTTGTTAGGTTTTTCTACAGGATACACAGAGACTTGGTCAACTGTTGCACTTCATACGTTTGTATCTCAGTTATCAAGCATTCAGACAATTGTCAAAAGATTTTTAGAATATGCTTATAGATTACATCTGCTACTGAAAGGCTACAACATTGATGATGTAGATATTGAGTTTAACCCACTTCCAGACTTCCGCCCAGATAGAACTTCAAAATCAGAGCTTGATAGAACTCAGAAAGTTATTCAAATGCTACAAGCCGGCATCATTTCTGTAGAAGAAGCAAGAAAGGAGCTGGGGTTAGATGGCTGAGTATGACTGGGATAAAGAAGGAAATCAAGACATTGATAGAATTGTCAATGTAATACTTCCTGCAATTTTGCAGAAAGTAGAAGAAGCGTTAAAAGAAGTTTTTAAATATGCTAAATACTTTATTTCGTTCCAAGACCTGCAACGAATGATAATATCCAAGCTTGAAGAGAAAGTTAGATTAAGCACTAAAGAAAAAGAATACTTGAGAAAAGAATTTGAAAAGATATATGAAAAAGTACAGAAAAAAGCAGTTCCAGAGATGCTTAATTTTGGTTTTGGCACACCAGATTTAAGAACGATTAGCTACGCAGAAAATTTGGCAGATTTTTATCTTGGAAGTTTTTTTCGTGGAGATGCAAGACTAAGAAAAGAAGTAATTAATTGGATGAATCAGTTTTATCTCACGGAAGGAAATCCAATCGGGAAAAATGCACCAGGAATACAGGAATTTTTAAATAGATTTGGTCAGTATCTACAGCAAAGAACGCAAGTAAAAGCAAGACAAATAATTGATACAACTTATAATCATTTAAAAAACTCAGCAAGAATTAGAGCATTTCAGAAAGCAAGAATCACAACCTACAGATGGGATGCAATCGGAGATAGATTAACCTGTCCTTACTGTCGTAGCATGGACGGAAGGATTTTTACAACAGCCGATGCAGTAAGGACATTAGATTTAATAGAAGCAGACCCTGAAAACTTGCCAGATGTAAAGCCATTTTTAACCAATTTTGACTTAGACACACTTAAAAAAATGTCGTCAGATAGCATACCTTCAAAGATGCCACCAGCACATCCACATTGTCGTTGTGTTTTAACAGCATATCAAGAAGAGACAGAAAGACCTTTGCCTATCACAATAGAACCAGCAACACAGCCAAAATCTTTAGAACAAGATGCAATTTTGCAACAGTTACAAGATGAATACAGAAGTCTAAGACCTGAAGAGATAACTCAGAGAATAAAGGCGCATATTGGAAGCAGTTGGACAAGATACTCTAAGGAAAACCTATTAAGAAACTTTCAAGAACACGGACATGAGGTTGGAGCTGAGACAATAGAGCAATACAGAAGAATGTCAAAAGAGATAATCAAAAATCCGCAGCAGGTATTTATTAGAAGAAACGCAGATGGTAGCACTGATTATATCTTTGTAAAAGACGGCAAATATGTAATCTCAAGCGATGACACACTTAAAATATCAGAGTTTGCAAAATTGCAAAGCATAGACGAATTAATAGACCAACTTTCGGCAGCTATTAAGCTACTGTGAAATCATTGCTTGTTTAATCTAATCTGTCATTTCAAAATATTAACATCACTACGTTTAAGGTGTTAATATGATTACACTTAACACATTACTAAGCACAGAAAATCTACAAGAAGAACAAGACCATATAGAAGTCAATGTAATAGCTTTGTCTTCTACATGCGTTGCAAGAAGATACGGTAATCTCTGTTTTCCAGATGAGTTATTGCAACAAAAGGCAAAAGATTTAATCGGAAAGCCCGTTTTATTAGACCATAAATGGGAAGTGGGAAGTGTGGTCGGTGTTGTCAAAGATGCTTTCTATAAAGACGGCAAGATAATTGCAAAGTTGCATATAGTTAAATCTGGAAATGAGAAGCTAATAAATCTATTAAAGTTAGAGCCAAAACCACTCACAGATGTATCAGTTGGAATCACATTAGAAACTGAAAAATTAGAAGATAGCAAATATATCGTTAAAGATATTTCTTTTAAAGAAATCTCATTTGTTTTTGAAGGAGCAGATAAGAACGCAAAAGTTTTGTTTGAAGCTGATAAGCAAGAAACAGAACCAGAGCCTAAAAAAGATTACAAGAACTGGTGGGATGACCCAGAATTAAGAGATAAAGCACCAAGAGATTATTTCTTAGACCCTGCAAACAGAAAGTATCCATACAGAACTTGGGAAGGTGAAATATCTTGCGATAGATTACAAGCTGCAATGAGTTTAGCATCTTTACACGGACACAGCAGAATATACGCAAGAGCCAAAAATATTTATGAAAACCACTGCAAAGGAGGTAATTAGAAATGGCTAAGAAAACTAAGCCACAGCCAAAACCAAGACCATCTAAATTTAAAAAATCTTAAGGAGGAAAAAATGTTGGAAAAAATTGAGATGTTGTCAAAAGAAGAGCTTATCGATGCTGTAAGAACGTTAGAAACAAAGCTTTCAGCATTAGAGAAAGAGAATGAAGAGTTAAAAGCGTTGGCTGAAATTGGGAAAAAGTATGAAGAGCATTTAAGAGCTGAAGCAATTAAGCTTGTGAAGGTTGTTGAAGGTGAAAAGTCAGCATATCTGAAATTGATTGAAAAAGCAGATGTGGATACTCTTGCTGAAATCGTAGAAGAGTATAAAGCAAAAGCAACTGAAAAATTGCAAGCATCTTCAGTTCAAGCAAGAGTAGAAGATGAAAAGATTGATTTAGAAAAAATGAGTTATGAAGAATTAGTAAAGCTTGCT